GGAAAAGCTTTGTTTCTGTGCGGGATAAATGAGTTATTGGTGAGACAGGGAAAAGGGAAAGAGTCAGTCATATGGGCGGATATGTAATGCATTACAAAAGCACTAACGTAGGACAGGCCATCTGCCGCGTATTGCCGCTGGTTATAACCAGTTGTTTTCTGTCTCTCTATCTCTATTTATTATTTTTTTTATATTTATATATGTATTGAATTACTGACAGAAAGAAGAAAGGGAAGAGATAGGCGACTTGTAACCATGTTTCGCACTCGCGCGTGTCGTGTAACGCATTTCATCCAAATGCACAGGGCTCGAGCACGCTGCAGCGCTAGCCATACGTGCTACAGGGGACAGGACAGGGGATAGGCATGACTAGCGCTGTATGCCTACGTAACGGCCTAACAGACACACAGATAGGCATTCACCCACAGAGAGGGGTTCAAGGGCTCACAGAGGCACACAGAGGCTTAGAGCGCAGAGAAGGGCTTAGAGCTCGAGAAGCACAGAAGAGCGCACAAAGCAAGGGGAAAGTAAGTACCTGAGAGAACAGGCTTTTGTACTGCCCTTTGTACTGTGTATGTAGATGCATATGCATGTATATGGTTCATGCGTATGCATGTATAAGTAATGACTCGAGTGAGAATCTATGCTGCATAGTCATACAGAGGTGTGGGAGCTTATGCAAGGCTGCAAAAACATGTTTCACGTGAAACTGTGAAAAAGTACCGACTAAATCAGTTTCATAATGAGAACCATTCGCATTTTGGGACTCCTTTTGAGAAACAAATATCGCCAACCCGTTTTTTCCCTATAGGCTTTGGGGCATGGATAAAGAACTCGTTGACCTCATCAAGGCTGAGATAGCCCACAACATCACTCCTGTCATAGGCTGGCTCCGTAGGGACGCACAGACTGGCAGGGTGGACGACGATCAAGACCGCCTGAATGAATACAGGAGGCGCTTACAGAAGGCTGCAGAGGACGTAGCTGTTGCTGTCGAAAATCGCAAGTGAGAAACATTTAGTCGCTATGCGTTTTTCCCCTATGCTGTCCTTATGACCAACTACGAGAACCTGCCCATCCTTGACCGCTACGCTGACCTCATTGCCCTTGACACTGGCTCTGCTGTCCTTACCTCTGACAGCTCGGATACCGTTGTCCTGAAGAGCAGGCTGGGACACTTCACCAATGAAGACGGCGGAGAGGTAGACGCCCGTATACTGTGGGATTACGGTACCCACCCTTTCCGGCTTCTGTACGATCCCAAAAACCGATCCTGAAAAATCCGCCGCAAAATTTTGCCTATAGGCGATTTTCTTGTACGCTTGGGGCATGACATACAACGAACGCAGAGAAACTTTGGAAATTTCCAAGGGACAGCTCGAGGTTGAGCCCGTCTTGGATCACGATGGAGAACTGGAAATCTCCACCGGCTGGGACAGATGTGAAAATGGCCCCCACTACTTCTTCCTGACCGTGGCGGATATGATCGCGCTCCGTGACCACATTGACGCTGTACTGGAAGAGCGCAACAAGCCCCGCGTGGTGAGCAGGGAAGAAGCAGCGGACTTCGCAAGACGCTGGGATGCTCGAGTGGAAGAGGGCCGCAAGTGACCATCGCTGACGCACTCCCCGTTGTAGGCATTGTGCTGCTCGGTGCTGCACTATTCCTGTTCTTCTACTTCGCTTTCAAGGCGTACACCGTCCCACCCAAGGCTGAGGCACGTCCGGCGTGGGACGGTAAGCACACGCTACGGGGCATCAAACACGTAGAACACTTCGGCAACCGGCCTGAAGACTACTCCACCGGCTGGCTCTGGGAATGTGCTTGTGGGATCGGGAACAAGTACCGCATAGGCTTTGATCTTCCCTACACAGAGGGAGAAGCCATCGCTGAGTACAAAGAGCACCGTGACTTCTACAAGGGTATGCAGGAAGACGGCTCGAGCCTGTGAGCGGTACCAAGAGCAGTGGCAGGAAGCTCTCACCAGAGCGCAAGCAGTTGTTGGACAACGCTGTGGCTGATGGCTGGCCTATCCGCCAAATCATCAGCACATACGGCATTGGTACGTCCACAATCAAGAAGCACTACCCTGACTACAGAGGTATGACGGATTCCCATGAGTCCGGCAAAATGAGCTGGCAGAACCAGCATGTGCTGCGGGATTTGAAGTTGACAGCCTAATTCCAGCCGTGTAGTTTTGAGTTATTGCTCCACTCAGGGAGCACAAAGTAAAGGAAACCATTGAACATCTTTATCTTGGCAGGAGCCATCATCACCGCGCTTGTAGCGGTTTTCTACGGGGTACGTCTTATCTCCGTGGCCTTCGGTAAGCAGCAGTTTGCAGGTGAGTGGGGAGCATTCACCGCTATGCTGCTCGTTGCAGTAGGCGCGTCCGTCTCGTACTGGCTCTTCAGCCTCATCATCAAGTAAGGCAGACCATTGAGCACTCACACACTCGTAATCCCTCCCGCAGAACACGGTGAGGAAGACTTCGCCTACGCTGAGCAGCTTGTCATTGATGAGGGCGGCATTGACCTGAAGTCCGGTGGAGAAACGGTCATCAGCGCCTCTTTCGACAAGCTTGACCCCTTCCAGCTCGCCTACGAGGTTCTTCCTGAATCCTTCTCCTTCCCCACACCACAGGACTCCTTGGAGTGGGAAGAGTTTGTGCAGACTGGAGCACACAACACTGAGAACATCAGCGATGAAGACCTTGAACTGGCCGCGCGGGGATTCCTGACCATGCTGGCAATCCGTGGAGGGTACACCAAGTGAAATCCCTCTTCTACAACGCCATGTACCAGCTCTGTGACTTCATCATGTGGGCCAGAATCAATGACCGTGAACACTACGCAAGATGGTGGGAAGCAAGTGAGTATTACCGCCGCAAGCGGGACGCTGCCTAGCAAGTACGTCCGCAACCCTCGCGGGGGCAGACCTTTGATGAATCCAGCGTATGTGGCTCTCTGGGAGTCCTACTTGGATGAAGGCTACTCCGGTAAGGCTGTTGCTGAACTGTTCGGTGTTATGAAGCACACGGTCTACAGGTACTACCCTGACAAGGTGTGGACCAGCAAGCAGGCTTCTGCACACGGCAAACTAGTGCGGAAACTCAACGAACTGAGCATGTGCTAGAGTAGTTTCAGGGTCTGGGGCACACCCAAGAGGTCAAGTAATTTCTTAGGAAAAACGCTCAAAAGTGCCCCACTTGTGGGTGTAGCTCAATTGGTTAGAGTGCCGGTTTTGGGAACCGGAAGTTGCAGGTTCAAGTCCTGTCTCCCGCACGAAGTCGATATGGACGTGACGACTTCTAATAAAACTCGATCCGCGTCATTTGTTGGGGTTTGACGGTAACTAACCCCTTCGGTGGGAGTTAGCTCAGATGGCAGAGCAGCGCACTGTTAATGCGCGGGTCACAGGTTCGAGCCCTGTACTCCCAGCAAGAGCAGCATACGGGCGGAACCCCAAGACCGAGGCCGCTGTGATGGCTCTTGGTGGCGACCTAATACGCGCAAAAAAGCCCCTCAAAGGCACCGGCTACAAACTGGGACGCTGAGAGGGGCTTTTTTGCGTCTGTGATAGTTTTGTGGTAAGGACCGCAAACAGGAAGCACAATGACAGACGAAATTCAAGGCAATATGTCATTCCTCACCAAAAAGGTGGTGGACGCCCGAGTAAGAGGCGAAACCATTGAGGAAGCAGCCGCAAATATCGGTATCACCGTCGAAGAGGCGGTTGAGGCGTGGCAGCAGTACGTTTCCAGCCGCACTGTCATGCCCAAGGAAGAGCAGTTTGTGCTGCACCTTCTGCGGCTCGAAAACCTGCTCACGCGGGTCAATCTGAAGCTCGAGAACAGCCAGTTCGTTGAAGACTTTGAGGTTGTCCTGAAGCTTTTGGACCGCGTTGAAGCCCTCCAGAATCTCAACCTCTCGCGCAAGGAAGTGGCTGAGCAGGAAGCAGACAAGCTCCACCGGCTACAGGCAGAACAGGTGCTTGGCATTCTGGAAATGTCACGGCTGATGATGAGGGGCATGATCGAAGAAGCTTTCGAGCAGCGCACTCTCAAGGCTGCAAAGGCAGCACTCCTGACCGATCTGGGGGAGTACACCAACAAAGCTCTTGAAAGGCTGGAAACCGAGTGACCAAGGAACAAGAACTCTGTGCTCTGCTTGATCTGACGTTCGACAACTACCCCGAACGCCCGGATTTCGCCGCGATTCGGGAGCTGGCCTTTGTGTCGAAGCACTCGAGCTGGCTTATCACAGAGCTGCTAAAAGCCATGTTCCTGTACGGGGAAGACCCCTCTGCCTTTGATGAATACCTGTGGGCTATGACCAATAAGGTAGACTCTATGGAGTAAATACTATAGAGAAGGTGTAATGGGAGCCCCACGTAAGACACTTGCAGACCATCTGGCACGGCTGGACAGGTCTGACCCTGACGCTTGTTGGATATGGCCTCTGTCAGACAATGGTGATGGATATGGTCAGCTCACTGAGAACCGCGTAGCACACAGGGCGCATAAGTATTTCTATGAACGGCTGGTTGGTCCGGTACCTGAAGGTGCCATTCTGGACCACATGTGCCACGATCCAAACCTCTGTGCTGGCCGTAAGACCTGTATTCACCGAAAGTGCTGCAATCCTAAGCACCTGAAAGTGGCTACTCACAGGGAGAACCTGTTGAGAGGTAACACTTTGGCAGCAGGAAACAGTGTCAAAGAGGTCTGCGTCAACGGGCACGAGTTTACTCCCGAAAACACCTTCCACCGTAGGGGCGCAAGAGAGTGCCGTGAGTGTATGCGCCAACGCGCAAGGGATTCATACTGGAAGAAGAAAAATGAGGGTACTCAGCCAAGCTGTAGTAGCTAAGGCTAAAACTCAGCTCGAGAGTCAGAAGAAGCAAGAGCTTTACAAGCGGGATATCAAACTCTGGGCTTGGGATAAGCTGCACATTCACATTTGGTCAAAGCAGCAGGAGATTGCAGAAGCCCTTGTGGAGCACAAGAAGGTAGCTGTCAAGTCCTGCCACGGTTCCGGCAAGTCCTACTTCGCTTCCATCGTTGTTGCATGGTGGGTAGACACTCGCTACGGCACAGAGGCAGTCGTGGTGTCCACCGCGCCTACCTATGAGCAGGTCAACAAGATTCTGTGGCGTTATATCCGCCAGCACTGGGGCAAGAATGAACTCATGGGTAACGTCACTCAGACCGATGAGTGGAAGGACGCCAAGGGCGAGGTTGTAGCGTGGGGTAGGAAGCCTGCTGACACGAACACACAGGGCTTTCAGGGTATCCACTCTTCCGGTGGTGTGCTCGCGGTCATTGACGAAGCCTGTGGCGTCAACGAAACCCTGTTTACGGGTGTAGAAGCCATTACTACGGGCTCCCATGACCGTATTTTGGCCATTGCAAACCCTGATATTCCCAACTCGGAATTCGGGCGTATCTTCCTCAAAAATGACCCTTCATGGCATAAAATCACCATTTCGGCCTTTGATACCCCGAATTTCACTGGGGAATACATGCCGGAAATCGCCAAGGCCGGTTTGGTGTCCGTTGAATGGGTTGAGGACAAGAAACGCTCGTGGGGAGAGGATTCTCCCCGCTACAAGTCCAAGATTCTCGGTGAATTCACCACTGAGGGCGGTAAAAACCTCTTCACGATGGAAACACTCTCGAGGGGACACAACCACGAGATTACCCCGTCAACGGAAACGCGCCCTGTTCTCGGCTGTGATATCGCGCGATTCGGTGATGACTACACGGTGGTCTACATCTACCACGATGGCCGCGTGAGGTTGTTGGACAAGTGGAACAAAACCAACACTGTAGAGACTGCCCGTAAGATTCGTGACCTTGCGTGGGAACACGGCGCGACTGAGGTTCGGATTGACGGTGTTGGTCTTGGCGGTCCGGTGGTGGATATGGTTGCTCACCAGTCTGACAATCGGTACGAGACTATCGGCATGGTGGGTAACGCTGCCAGCCCTGACCTTGATAAGTGGGTCAACGCGCGCGCGTACTGGTATGACACTATGCGTGAGAAGATGTATAACCACCAGATTGACATTTCCATTGAGGATGACAAGCTGGAAGATGAGCTTGGCGATCTGGAATACTTCTTCTCCAAACGCGGCGGTGTGCAGATTGAATCCAAGGATGAGATTATCAAGCGCACCGGCAAGTCTCCTGACTTCGCGGACGCAGCCTGCTACGCATGTGCTGATATCCCCGATCCCACCGCGCCAGAATCCAAGCTCCAGCCGGGAGAGGAATACAGTCTGGGGCTCGAGGACTTCATGATGGAAATGGAAATGACCATCAGCCCTCTTTGATGGTATGCTCATAGCTCACCTTTGGTAGAGGTGTGGTACGAAAAAACCCCGTCTGAGCAACGGGGTTTTTTCATGCCCTTTTTGCTCTGATGTAGACTTGACAAAGAGTCATTCATCGTATAAGGAGCTTCCGTGACAACCACATTGGCTGAGGTCAAGCGCAGTGCTGAGATTGCTCGCTTGCAGGAATCAAACACAGTGCTCTCCCAGAATCTTGAGATTCTGCAGGAGTCCTTTGCTGACGTTGTGTTGGCACTGGATGACGTAGGGTGGCGTCCGCTGGGTCCGTCTGAGGATGCCACCGAAATCAAGCTGGACACCATCAAGAACGTAGCACAGACCACTCGAGGGCTTGTGGCTATCAACCCTCTCATCAAGCGTGGTGTGGCTGTCCGCACTACCTACATCTGGGGTGAGGGAGTCAAGTTTGAGGGCATTGATGAAGATGACCCGCTGCTGACCGACAAGAACAACAAGAAGTTCTTCTTCAGCCCACAGGCTCAGGCTGAGCTGGAAAAGGTCATGGCCACTGACGGCAACCTCTTCACGCTCATCACCAAGCCGGGTGGGGGCCGTAGGCGTCTCACCGACACCGGCCACAGTGTAGCCAAGCTCACGCGCGTACCCATGCGCGAGATTACCGGCACTGTCTCCAACCCCAACAACAAAGAAGATATCTGGTTCTACAAGCGCGAGTTCTCTGTGCTTCGGGAGAGCTACAAGACCGGACAGGTATCTGAGCAGGATATCGTTTGCTGGTTCCCTGCTGATGACTATGACATTGAGAACGGTAAGCCGTTCACCATTCAGGGCAAGCCGGTAGTCTGGAACTCCGCGATCCTTCACAACACTGCCAACAAGCAGGTTGGCTGGAAGTGGGGAGCCCCTGACCTCATGTCGGTCATCTTCTGGACCAAGGCGTACAAGGAATTCCTCGAGACTTCGGCCACGCTGGTCAAGGCTTACGCGCGCTTCGCCTTCAAGATCACTGCCCCTTCCGCCAACGGTGTGAAGAGCGCGGCCACGAAGGTAGCTGCCCAGCCTACTCGTGACCCGCTGACAGGTGAAGTCCAAAGCGTTGGTGGTACCGCCGTCATGGGCATGGGAACAACCATGTCAACGATGGGACGCACTGGCGGCTCGGTGGACTTCAACGCTGGCCTGCCGCTGGCGTCGATGGTTGCAGCCGGTCTGGAAATCCCGCTGACCTCCCTCACGTCTGACTCTGGCTCTTCCAACCGCTCTGCGGCTGAGACACTGGAAGCTCCCACCCTGAAGGCCATGAAGGCACGTCAGCAGCTCTGGGGCTCGTACTTCTCCCGCCTGTTCGATTACCTTGGCAAGTCCGATGTGAAGGTCATCTGGGGCAAGATTGACGCTGGTGACCTGCTCCGCAACCTGCAGGCTATCGCTGCTGTCACTCCGCTGAATGTGCTTCACGCTGAAGAGGTCCGCGCCTTCGTAAAGACCACTCTGGAAATCGTCAATGACAAGGAACTTCCCACTGAGGAAGAGCTTGGCTTGGTCTACACCGGCAATACTGAACTCGGTAAGGCCGGACTGAAGACAGCCCAGAATCCTCCTGCCCCTGCAGCAGGCGCGGCCACCAAACCGGGCACCACGCCGCAGCAGGGAGCCAAGAAGGCTCAGTCCGCGTCACCGTCCTACGGTGACAACAGTTCACGCAAGGCTCAGGGTCAGCACAAAGCGTCACAGGGCCGAAACGGGTAGTTGACAAACTGTTAGACTTGTGCTAACGACTTCTTGAAGGGACTACAGTGGCACTTCCAGCCGGGGTAACTACCGCCAACCTAACGGTTGGCGCACCCGTCAGCTTTTCCGGTTTACCCATTCGATCCAGTGTGCAGATTGTTCCTAGTGCGTTCTTAGTGCATTCTGCAACTGGTATTCCGCTTGTGAATCTAATTGAAGAAACAGCCACGCTTGAAAGCGTGGTAGGTCAATTCACGTTGCCGCATACCGATCAGGCAGGTTTTCAGGATGAAAACGGTAATGCGTACACTAATTGGTATTACACGGCAACAATCAACTACAGCACAGATAGGGGACCTGTTGGAAAGCCTCTGAATAAGGTTTTCCAATTGCCTTCTGGGCAAACCGTTGTTGATCTTGACTTGCTTCCGGGAGGTGCCCCGGCAATGGCCTACTCTGCTCCGGTGGCTACTGTCACTTCTGTTGCAGGGTTGACTGGGGCTATCACAGGCTCTCAAATCATCAGTGCTCCAGAAGTTCAAACGGAACTATCTGCCACTTATGAACCCAAGGGTGCGGCTGTTGAGGCTGCCGCAGCAGCCGCGACCTCTGCGTTCGCCCCGGCACTCCAGAAGATCGCAGCGGGCGCGAACGATGTCAACCTGCTCATCGTGGGCGACTCAACCACCGCGAAGACCGCCGCAACGGACCAGACCGGCACGCAGGTAGACACTTGGGGTGAACGCCTCCCCGCCGCTATGGCCGCTGAGTACCCGACGCACACCATCTCCACCCGCTGGTACAACGACGGCGCCGCAACCTACGACGCTGCCACCACCATCGCGGGCACCGGCCCGCGCACGATTCACCTGTGGATGGGTGCCGTCCCCGGCAGGGAAACGGGCTACCCGATTGTCCGCGCATCCTCACTGCTGGCCACCCCGGCAGCGGCGGGCGTGGACCTGCTGGTGATCGCTCACGGCCACAACGAGAACAACGTCACCAGCGGCGGCAACACCGCCACGGACGCGAAACTCCGCGACCGGTACGTGTCCAACGTCGAACAGATCCGCACCTACACCGGCAACGCACCAACCGTCCTTACCTCACAGAACCCCGCCCCGGTCATTACCGGGTTCTCTGAGCGGCGGGCGGACCTTTACCGCAGCTACGCAGCCGAGCGCGGCTACGGGTTCGTTGACGTGTGCGCCGCGTTCTACGCGGATGGCCGCAGCATCGCGGATGTCCTGATCCAGACGGACGGTCTACACCCGGCAAACGCAGGAGCTATCGTCTGGCTCGATGCCATGATGAAACCCCTTGCGGCACGAAACGCAGTGGCACAGGCGCTCCGACCGGCACCGCCCGCGTTCTTCGAGGAGCGCCGGAACTTCCTGGTCAACTCGAACTTCACGGACTGGCCCACGTCAAGCACGCTCACCAGTTGGAACCAGACCAACCTGACAGTGTCGCAGCAGGCCGGTAATAACGCGCTGCTGGAAACGAAGTCTTATTCCGCGAAGCTCGCCAAGACGGCAGCGGGCTCGTCAGCCAAGCTCGACCAGTCCATTTCCGCGCAGGCCAAGTTGCTTGCGGGGCGTGACGTGACGTTCGCTGTGCGGATGCACCTGCCTGCCGGGACGCCCCAGACCGCCGCGCAAATCTCCATCAGTGACGGCGCAACCCTGCTCGTGTCAGACCAGACAAAGGTCATCAATGACACGTGGTTCTGGAAGATTGTGACGATCCGGTGCCGTACCACGATGACGGCGCTGACCTGCAATATTCAGGTGGACCCGTCCGCAACAGGCGGCCTGGAAACGATCTACGTTGACCGGGCCGCGCTCGTGCTTGGCAAGTACCCGGCAGACTCGTTCTAAGCGGCCAGCGAGTAACGGGGCTTGTGGAAAGGGTCAGCACAGTCGCAGTCCTGGCTGCCTAGACCCGTGGCTTCCCACTCCCGTGAAAGGTCGGTACACCGATACTCCGGGAGTGGGGCCAGCCGCAGCATACGCCGAACGGTGTGGGTTAGTCCCTCACCATCGGCATCGTCCCCCGAGTATTCGTGACCGCAGGACGGGCACAGTGTTCTGGAATCTTCGGCGCGCCCCTTGTTAGTGAGGCTCTCCCAGATAATGAGGGCGACGACCACCGCCGCAAAGCAGCCGACTACGAGCATGGTGATTTGTACAGAGTTCACGTTTCCCCCAAAGAAGCAGATGCCCTAAGTGTAGGGGCTACAAACGACCGGTTAAGTTCCTCTTGACAGAAGCCCCTGTGCTACGGTACAGGGGCTTCTTGCTGTCCTGCTAAACTTATTGCTAGTTGACAAATCATCGAGCAAGGGGTATAAGGTGGCTCTTCCAGCCGGAATTACAACCGCAACAGTAACGGCAGGTGTGGCACAGACATTTTCAGGTGCCTTTACCCGGCAACATATAACCATCACTCCTAGTGCCTCACTAATTCATACTGCCACTGGAATTCCTCTGGTGAATTTCATGGAAGAAATTGCTTCCACTGAAGGTGTTGCAGGGCAATTTGTATTGCCTCACACGGACCAAGATGGTTTTCAGGATGAGGCTGGAAATGCCTATAAGAATTGGTACTACACCGCAACAATTCAGTACCAGACTGACCGCGCAACTCTCCCGGCAAAAACAAAGACTTTCCAGCTCACGTCTGGACAGACTGTTGTAGACCTTGACCTTTTACCTACAGGTGTTCCAGCAATGCCATACACGGCACCTGTTGCAGGAGTGACTTCTGTGAATGGGCAGACGGGTTCTGTGCTGGTGGAGGGTGCTACTGATGCTGCTGTAGCTGAACAGGTTACCTCTGGCCCTGAAACAGTTGCGGCACTTTCTGCCACTTATGTCCCGGCGAATCCGACGCTTGAAGTGGTCTACAACCCTGATGGGTCTGTGCAGTCCACCGACGAGGACGGCGTGCTGACGACTTTCACCTATAACCCGGACGGCACCGTTGCCACACAGACGCGGGCAGGCGTAACTAAGACTTTCACCTACAACGCTGATGGCAACGTGACGGGAGCCGCATAAATGGACATCGTAACTCTGGGCATGGCCAAGGCTGACGCCGCAAAGCGCTATGCCAGCAACGCACGCCTCGCTGACATCGCTCGTAACGCCCTGCCTGTCCCGTTCTGCTCCCGACAGTCCGTTCCCATGGCCGCGTCTGGCGGGCTCTCCAACGGCACTGACACCAGCGCAACTTACCGCCGCCGCCACACCGCTCTTATGACGGCCTCGAACCTCATTCTGGAGTTTCCCAACTACTACAACAACAACGGCGACGAGACCGACACCCCGAACAGCATCACCATCAGGGCATCCATCGAATACAAGACCGGGCAGTTCCAGCCGATCTTCTTCCAAGGGAAGCGTTCTGTGGTAGTTGAGCCTGGCGCTTCAATCGCTTGTGACCCTCTTGGCATCCAGATCAAGTCCGGCGACCAGTTCCACACGCTGACCTACGTGGAAGTGACGGCAGGGCAGAAATGGCCCCTCTCAAACACGGCAGTAGCCACGGACACCGAAGGCGTCACTATCGGGTCTGACTTGACCATGACAGGTGGAGTCACGGCTACCAACGTCCGCACCTATGGACCTTCCGCCATTGTCGGCACCGTGGCCGAAGCTGTCCCGTCCGTATCCATCGGCCCCGCTGACTCCATCGGCGCAGGGTATGACGACGCCGGAGACGTGGGCTTCATCGCCCGCGCTCTCATCGCGGACGGCATCGGTTATCTGAACCTTGGTATGGGATCGGACGCGCCCGGCAAGTGGACGCTGAACGAGAAGCGCCGCCGCCGCGCCCCGCTACTCCGGTACTGCAACTACGCCGTTATCGAGATTGGCACCAACGGCATCCAATCACCCACCACCATGGATACCGTAGCTGCCAACCAGATTGCTGTTTGGAAGTTCGTAGCAGAGCAGGGCATCAAGGGTTACCAGACGACCCTGCTGCCCCGCTCCACATCGACGGACGGATTCGCCACCACCGCCAACCAGACCACGGACCCCGCCCGCCAGGCTAACCGTGTGGCGTTCAACGGCTGGATCCGGGACGGGGCACCCATCAACACGGACACCGGACTATGGGCGGCGGCAGGGAGTTCCGGCGCTAGTATCGTCCGCTCCGGTGATGTAGGACACCCTCTGGCCGGTTGGTTTGAGTGCGCGGACGCGGTGGAGACAGCACGTGATTCCGGAATTTGGAAAGCAACGGGGAGCACGACAGGCCGCTACACCGACGACGGCACACACCCCTCATCGGATGCCACGACAGTCCTAATCCCCACGATTGATACCAGTGTGTTCGTTCCGCGCTAGGGCCAATAAGACCGGTTAAGTGCCCTAACTGAAATACCCTCTCCATACCCGGAGGGGGTATTTCTTTTGTCTCTAGCACACAAACGGGGTGCTGTCAAGCCTCATGCTAATATTGGTAAAGAGATTAGGAGCGTGACAACTTGACTGTTGCAAAGCTTTTGGAAGAGAAAAGTCTTGTAGGTGATCTAACCGGCAAGACTTGGAAAATCAAGATCATTGAGGGTGACCGTCAGGGCTCTTCGGCCTACTACCCTAAAGAGGTTCTTGAAGAAGGCGCACACCTTTTCAAGGAAAAGACTCGCATTTTCCTGAACCATCCCAGTGCAAACGAAAAATGGGATCAGCCGGAACGCAAGGTGCAGGATATCATCGGCTGGCTTTCCAGCGATGCTGTCTATGAGAACGGTGACCTTTACGCCAACGCAACATTCAAGGAGTCCGCTCGTGCGGATATCAAGGAATTGGCTGAGGCTGGCGTAATCGCAATGTCCATTCGTGCTCAAGGTGAAATGACCGAAGGCAAGAATGGGATGGAGCTGGCTAAGTTCACTGCCGTTCATTCTGTGGACGTGGTAACCGTAGGCGGTGCCGGTGGTGAATTCGACAAGCTGGTTGAAGCAGGAAAACTAGACCCTTCCACCGAACTGGAAGAACAGAAAGAGGAACAGAAATTGGAACTGCCCAAGGAATTTCTTGACGCACTGGACAACCTGACCAAGGGTGTCAACACTCTGAATGAGTCGCTGGCTGAAGAGAAGCAGGCTCGTGCAGACAAGGCACTGGCTGAGGCCAAGGCTCTCGAGGAAGCTGGCAAGCCTGAAGAGAAGCAGGGTCCGTCCGCTTCTGAGATTGCTGAAGCTCTGGTTGAGGCCAAGCTGTCCACCAAGGCGCGCGCTCGTGTCCTTGAGGCTGTCGAAGCTGGCAAGCCGCTGGATGAGGCAATCAAGGCTGAGAAGGAAATCGCTGAAGAGATTCTGGCTGAGGCTGGAGCTTCTGGCGGTGCAGGTCACATCGAAGATGAGGGTAACCTCACTGAGTCTGCCCGTCTCGAGAATGCATTCTCCGGTATTTACGGCTAACTAGGCGGTGATCCTGTCTCCCTAAGCACAAGGGGCAAAGCTGAGAAGCATCGCAATGTGCTACTGGGGCAGGTAGAGATAGGTCTACCTGCCCCTCTCAAACTTTTTACCGTGAGCCCTTGACAATTCTCATGGTACTATGTTATAGAAACGAAAGGAGCCTACAGTGGCTTTGAATGAGATTTTCAAGGAAGGTAATCACCTTTCCGCTCCGGTACCGAATGGTGTACTCTCCGGTACCCCTCTGCGTATCGGCATCCTGAACGCGGTTGCCGAGACGGACGAAGGCGGCGCGGTTGATAGCCGTAACCGTATCAACGGTGTTGACCAGCCTACGGGCGGTATCGGCAACGCTGACAACTTCGCCTCTGTCTCCCACGTAGGCGTCTGGCGTCTTCAGGTTGCTGGCGCACTGGCAGGTTACGGTACTCCGGTCTACATCACTCCGGGCGGAACGCTGACTGCTACCGCAACCGGCAACTTCCTCTTCGGTGCGGCTATCCGCGCTAAGGGCACAGGCACTGGCGATGCAATCGTGAAGATTCTGCAGCCGGGTCAAGTAACTGCTAGCGCGTAAGGACTAACGCACAATGGATAATCTCAAAGTAATTGAAGAGGCCGCTAAGGTCTTTGGCGATGCCATCAAGGGTGACTTCCGCGCTCGTGGCCGTATCAAGCAGATTGTCTCTGAGGGCTATGTCCTCAACGAAGCAATCTCCACTTCGGACCTTGCTCGCACGTTCGCTTACGCGAACTCGTCTGAGCTGCTGAAGCAGTACGCTGGACTACCCACGACTTGGACCCAGTTCGCCAAGCGCGATGTGTTCGAGGACTTCAAGCCGAAGCGCAAGAAGGAATTCCTCTTCAACGGCGCTGTGGACCTCGAGGACAACGGCGGCTACGGCACTGCGGTTCACTCGCTGCCGAACGTCCCTGAACTCACCGAGTACCCAACGTTCCGTTGGTCCACTTCGGAGAAGGGTCTGTCCCTCCGTAAGAACGGTGCTCGCATCCCATTCTCGTGGGAAGACGTTATCAACGATGAGTGGGGCTTCATCGCCTCGCTGCCGGGTGAAATGGCTCGCCTCGCCAAGACCACGGAAGAGACTGCAGCCCTTGAGGTTCTGGTCACTGCTGGCGGTGTCAACGAAACCACGTTCTCTGCTGACAACGGCAACGCGATGGGCACCACCGGCACTGCCGGTACTCGCTACAAGCTGAGCCTGAACGCGCTCGAGTTCGCCAAGCGTGAAGTCCGCGCCCGTCAGGTCAACGGCAACTACGTCACGGTGCAGAAGTTCGCACTGATCGTTCCTACCAACCTGCAGACCACTGCAGAGCGGATTCTGAACATTGGTCAGATTGAAGTCACCGAAGGTGACCTCAAGTTCCAGACCAGCACCAGCAACTCTGATGTGGTTCTCGTGGTCAATGACTACCTGACTCAGATCAACAAGTCTGCAAACGCTGCTACCACTTGGTTCCTCGTACCGCTCGGCGGTAACGATGGTGTCCGCGATTCCATCGTGGTCAACTTCCTGCGGAACCACGAAGCCCCTGAGTTCCGTCAGTCCGGCAACACCGGCCTGTACCTCGGCGGTGGCGCTGTTCCTTCTCTGGAAGGTTCGCTGCTCAACGATGACATTGAGTACCGCGTGCGCCACGTTGTGGCTGGTGGGTTCTGGTTCGGTGCGGCTATGTACGCATCGACTGGTGAATCCAACGCTGCTGCTCCAGACTACATGTCTGTCCCAGTCTAAGCGACTGACTGAGAGCCCCGCAACTTCGGTTGCGGGGTTTTCTTGTATGGTATAGTAGGTACTGCGGTTCTGAGCTTCTGGAGAGTTTCTTCCTTTCACTCCAGCAGTGCTCCCGCTTAGCGGCCTCACCTGACTCTCCACAGGTGGGGCCGCTTTTCTTTACAAGCTTTAGGTCACTTTATCTGATCCTAGTAAAGCTGGTTATAACCATTGCCGGAAAATCCTGACTTTGGTTATTTGACAAATGGTACGATTGATGGTATGGCAAACATCTTCCCTCCCAACTATGAGACGCCGCTTGGTCAGTTGCGCGCGCTCGTGTCCCAGACTGAGCAGTACAAGGACCCCGCCAATCCAGCGGCACCGGCTGACTACCTCATGGATGATGGCCAGCTCAACTCTTTCCTCGCGCTCAATGCGAACAAGCTGTACGGCGCTGCTGCCGATGTGCTTCTGGCTCTCGCTGCAAATGAAGCTCTTGTCTCCAAGAAAATCCGTACCGAAGACCTGAGCACAGATGGCTCGGTTATCGCCAACTCGCTCCGTCAGGTTGCAGCAGAGTTCCGTGACCGCCAGAAGGAAGCGGACTTGGATGACGCTGCACTGGAAGCCTTTGAGCTGGTGGAGTTCACCGAGTACCCAACGAAGTGGCAGCTCCGATGAGGGGTGCATTCCATCCCGCGTTTGCCTACCACCACCGGAACACGGTGAACTCGACACACTTGGGGCGTGTGCTGATTGAGCGGGTACTGACTCGTGGTGAGTACAACCCGGACACGAACACTGTGGAAGGTGCTACCACTCAGGCTGTCTATCAGGGCAGGGCGCGCATCCAGAAGGTTGCGTTCCCCACCAACCGGGACTTTGTTGAGGATGCTGCCAAGTTCCAGCGCATGAGGATTGCCATTGGATTCACTGAGAACGAACTGATCCCACTGGCGTTTGAGCTGCAGATCAATGACCGGATCACAGTTCTCCACAATGACTCTGACCCTTCCAAGGTGGGGGATATCTACTACGTACACGGTGACGAATCCAGCACAAACGCTTGGGAGCGCGTCATCACTGCACAGAACAACATGAAGCAGGGGTAATGGCTAGGGCAGGTATTGAGGGGCGGGTGAACTTGCGCCGTGGGCTCTTGGGCTTCAACAAGCAGGTGAAGCAGGAGACTCGCAAGGACGCAACTGAGGCTGCGTTGATCGCTGGCATTATCGGTAAGAACACCGGCCAGAACACCATTGCCACGACTCCCTCTGACCTGTCCATTGAGCCAAAGGGTAACCGTATCTGGACTGGCCAGATGTACGAAGACTTTGATGTTGACGTGCGCCAGCGCGGTACGAGTATCGAAATCAAGCTGGGCTGGCTGAGGCGCAAGCGGAAATACTACACCATTCAGGAAGACGGTGGAGTTGTCCAGACTCGACGCGGACCAATTACGGTCAGCGGAATGCACGCCATTACCAATGCAGTCATGGCAGCACAAAAGCACTTGGACGATAAGGGAATCCGCTAATGGGACTTTACGAAAGCCAGCAGGAGATAGTAACCCTGCTCAAGACAATTCCTAACATTCCGATTCACGAAGATGAATTGCCGGATGAAATCCCGGTAACGATGATTCCGGGTACGGATATGATTCAGCCTTTTATCACCGTCTCATTCGGTGGTGAGGTAGAAGCGCCACGCCGGATCAATGGAATTGTTGGTGCGAGGCATGACACTGCGGAAAGCACTATTGTTCTGCAGGCAGTGGCGAGCACACCGGCCACCGCGCGCCTTGTGCTTCAGAGGGCAAGGAACAAGCTGCTGGGATACAAGCCCACAGGTTGCGGGGAAATCCGCAACGCACTATTCGGCGGTACAGGCAAGCTTTCCCACTTGGGAAATCCTACCCGTTATGCCTCAAACCAGTCCCTTCGCTTTTACCAAAATGGTGAGCCAGTAGGGGCTTGACAAACACCTGCTATTATTGTAAGAGAAGAAAAGGAGTTGACAAGTGGCTGAAAGAGTGCTAGCAGTTCACAAGGTTACTGGGATTCTGAGTTGGGTACTCCCCACCGAGATTGAAAACCACGAAGCCCTTGAGCCTGCAACCAAAAAGCAGATCGCAGATGCCCAGACCGCTCGAGAAATCGAAGTCTATGGCGAACCAATCAAGAACGGCGTGATCCCATTCGGACCTGTTGGCCCACCGCTTGACGGTGAGGAAGACAAGGCTGAAGACGTGAAGCCTGCAACCGCTAAGGACGGTGCCGACAATGGCTAAAATGATGAGCCCGAACACAACCATTTGGTGGGTCCCTGAGTCCACCAACTGGAATCCGCTGTCGCCGTCCGCTGCCCTGCTGACCGCTGCACGGAACATCTCTTGTGCTGTGGTGTCCGGCTACACGCTGAACGCAACTGAGTCTGACGTTGACGACTCCACCAGCATTTGCGACTCGGCAAACGTTGAGCTGCCTACGTACTACAACTACGAGGCCAACATCACGTTCTTCCGTGAAGGCAACCTTGCTGACACCACGTCTGACTACTACAAGGCGTTCCAGTTCTTCAAGGCTGGCCGTCAGACCGGCTGGCTTGTTCGCCGGATGGGTTACCTCTCCAGTGTTGCCGCTGCTGCCACTCAGGTTGTCTCTTCCTACAAGGTAATCTCCGATTACCCACAGGACGTGGTTGAAGACGGCGGTCCAATCGAATTCACCGTTCCATTCCTGCCACAGG